GAAATTTGCATCAAACTAATGACTTGACCCAAGTTATTCGCCATACCTTGAAAACCGTAGGAAGCATCAGAGGCAAGTCTTGATGTTTCTAGTAATATTGCATTATTAAGTCCGCTAGTTGTTTTGTGTCCCTTCAGCGATGCTTCTGCTTGAAGGGCAGCAGCAGCCTCTTGTTTTAGTGATGTTGCTACAGCAAGGTTACTTATTTTTAGCTTTTCAGCCTCAATTCTAGCTAACCTCTCCGCTTGGGTGAGTAGCCTTAAATCCTTGGTTACTTTTGCTGCTCCATCACTAACTTTCTTCGCTCCGGTTTCAATTACTTTTACCTCAACAGCTATAATTTTCTTATCTGCCATAGTACTGTCTTTTTAATTGTTCCTTAACCCCCTTAAAATCGCCTACAGCTTTATATTTGCCCTTTGCTATATCGACATTCTCCGACACTCCGTACCATTCGCTAATCGAAAGTAATTCTAGTATTTGTTTTATCATTGTACTATTTCATCAAGGGTTATATTCAGTAATTCTAGTGTTGTCTTACCGGTATTAAGATTGCTTGTTACTGAATTAATCCGAAACACCTGATCTTGTATCTTAATTTGATCGTTTAATTTGTAATTAACGATAACACTAGGTGGCAATAACGCTGTTACCTTAAACATTCTTTTAGTTGGATTAAACACGCTCTCAACGTAACTTCTGTAGAACACCTTGTATAGTGAGTTTGTTCTCTCTCCGTAGTTTATTCTCTGCCATTCGTCAAATTCTTGGTCGAAGTTTAAAGAGTAACTAGGAGGGGTGTCTGCATCTCCGGCATTACTGCTATTTGAAGGTCTCCAATAACTTGTCAATCCTTCGTTTTGAGGAAAGCCATCTTGATCCAAGTAGAGATAGTTTATTTGCTTTGTGAGACCGGTCTGTAAAATACCGTAAAATATAAGGGGCTTTATAAGCAGTTTGTCATAGTCTCCTTTTGGGAATATTGTTGGATATGCTGTTTCGTCTCCCGGAGTCTCTGAAAAGTCCCCTGTGGCACAATAACCCCATTGTATGTCGGTTTCTGAATCACCACCTAACGGTGAGTTTGACGTATCCAATATTCTCTCGTACTTTAGGTGGGAAAAAGGCAGTTTAAGCTCGTATTTAGTACCCCTATCAATAGTATATTCTTTGGTAATTGGATTCTGAAATGCGTTTCTAACATTGAATTCAGCATCTCCAAACACCTCGTTGAATTGCTCGAAATGATTCTGCATCAACACCGAGTTTGTTTCCTCGTATTGAAACTTTATATCGGTAAAGGGCAATACAGAATCAACAGTATGTTGCGTAGTGTCAAGATACTCGTCAATATCAATCATCCCTCCATAGTGGCTGTATCTGCCATCTAAATAGAAGTTGTCTAGTGTGTCAATATATATCTTACCATTTTGAGGTATTCTCAAATCGTGTATAAAGTATGCTGTTAGATTGAATTGCTTAAATAAACCAGTAAGAAAGTCGATAACCTTCATCTTTGGCATACGCTCTTGCAATAACATCTTTACTGCGGTACTTATATTTGTGTTTGTCGTATAGTCAAACTGAACGTTTGGAGCAAACGGAAGAATCCTAGTGAATGATACATCAACGGAAACTACGTTTAAATCGCTTTCCGATATAATATCTACTTGTATTTGCTCATCTGTTGTATATAGAAGTTCTTGGCTAGAGTAAAAGAAAGTAGATAAACTAGCTGTCTCATTATCCTCGGAGTTAAATGTTTTCTCTTTTGTTGAACCGGTAGTTAGATTTTTTATTACTATCTTGTATTTTACAGGATCAAGCCCCAATACAACCTCCGTATCTACATCCACCCTCCAAGAAGAGCCATTAAGCCCGTTTATTTGTTGTACATTTACTATAGTACCAGTAGAATCTATTGATATTATTTCGTTTTCAGTACCAATGTATCCTCCAACGGTATACTTGTGAAGCCATTCCTCATCATCGTCAATATCGGTTATATTGCCACTCTTACTGTTGACCCACATATATAAATTACTGAACGCTTCTGAATTAAAGAAGGTGCTTCTATTTACTCCGGGAGTGGTTTCTATGTCTCTAGTAAAACTTATTCCATATTTATCCTCAATAGCCTCTATTATATGGGCTAACTTGATTCCGGGTTTTAAATCTTCATATTTAAGCCCCTTCATAACATTATCAGGGAAACTCGTGTTTTTGTATAAGTTTCCATCCGCATCTAATACCGCACTAGGAAATGGTTCAGAAGAATTGTAAAATAACCTTTTTTTAGACGTTATTAGTGGGTATATAATTGAGTTTTCATAAACAGTACCATTAATAAGGAAGTCTATGCCCTCTGTTAGCCCACTTTTAACAGTATCGTTGTCAAAATCATGGTTAAAATTGCTCAAATATGGTAAATCAGTAAGCTCATCATCGCCAATCATGTCTTTTAGAGACACAGTTGATCCATAAAACGTCAAAACATAACCGTGGGGCTTGTCTTGCTTCATATTTACACTGTTTAGAAAGACCTTTCCCTCTCTAAATGGCATATAATTAATGTTTAGCTTTGCTTTTTTCTTTTTTCTAGAATCGTAGGCATTGCCTGTGATAAAGTAGTTGTAAAAGTGTCTAAATATCTTATTATTGGTGTCTGATGCCGGTATGGTGAATGCTTGTGTATAATCAGTAAAAACATTGCCAATATCTCGTATATCTTGTATGGTTGATGTTAATTCTACAGTTTCATCGTCAAACAAGTCGACTAGCTGCATTATCCCATCGTTATCCTCAATATATAGCTGTAATCTCTGCATTATCTAACTAGGTTTATTTCGCTGTAAGCATATTCAACGGAAATTGTGTAATTTATCAATTTCTCATATAATTCAGTCTTATATTCTACTCCGCTATCTTTGGCTGTTACTGGGAAAACTTTGTTGTCCTCGTGAATCCAAATACGTTCCGATAGGATTAATTGCTGCATTACCTCGCTATATTGCTCACAAACGAACCCAGTATTTAATGTAAGGCTCTTTTTAGTGTTTACATTGTAAGTTTTATCTGTATCTACCCAAGTAGGATAGAAAGTGCCTTTAGCTGTGCTAGAATGGATTGTATTGACCTTGTAAGACTCCCTTGTAACGTCCGCTCTCTCTTTTCTCCTACCAAACATCCAAACGTCTTGTAAAACACCAAATTTATTCAAGAAAGTAACTTTAAACTGGTCGTTTTTACATTCTTCAATATATGTAACATATACTGTAACTTGTTTGTTGTCTCTAGTGGTAATCACAACTTCGTCTGCTCCAACGGGAGAATACTCACTTACAGAATAAGAGGATTCTTCAACGTTAGTTATATGGGTTGTATCTGCTGTTATGTTAGATACGTTATCAGCGGAATAAAGAATTGTATCTGCTGTTATAGGGGTCAAATTCTCCCCATAAGATGTTTTTTTAACGGAAACACCATTCTCAAACCATTCTGCATCATACATACTCTGTCCTGCGTACAATGGTACTCTAACTTTTTCACCCTTCTTCCAGTATATACAAGTATTTGACTGTTGTAGTGGTTCAATTAATTGAGGGTTTATTAAGTCCTCAAAATATCCATATCCTTGTGTACCCAATAAAACACCGGTCTGTTTGGTTTGAGTTAAATCGGTGAATGTATTTGTTACCTCATAAGACACCCAAGCGGTTAGATTTGCAAGTCCATAATCCCCATCAAACTCAACTTTTATATAGTCTTTAACTAATTCACCAATCTCAAACAAAATCGTTTCTTGGCTATTCAACTTTTCCTTGCTGATTACATAATTAGGATTATTTACATCATAGTTTCCTATGATCCCATCGTATATCCATAGCTTTAATGTTGCTGATTTTAATGTTGCCATAATTATAATTTAAATCCGTAACCTCTTAATGCCTCGATAACAAAGTCGTAGTAGTATTGTGAATTATCCGCATATTTAACCTGTTCTTTTAACCTTCCTTCAGCCGAACATTCCGACCTATCTGAAAGTCCTTTTTCACCACTAAAACCTTCCTCACCTGAAAATATGTCTTCAAGAAACTTGTTAGCCGGTTCTGAATAGTCAACTACAAATAATTTCATAAAAAACTCACCGTATGGGGTTGCGCTTAAAAACGCTCTAAGCCCGGCTATGTCCGACCTATAGATTGCGGTAGCTGTGTCATAGCCAGTGTTATTGTTTAATTGGTAGGCAGTTTGTGTTGCTGCTGATGCTTCGTTTTGAAAGAACATATAGATTGTTTTAGTAGCATCTGGGTCTTCTTTTCCGGCAGTTGCCAATCTTAGGAATCTTTCTGCTTTAGACGCGTCAACTGGTAGCCCATATAATTTAACCCATAATTCCGATGATTTATGGAATTTAACTCTTTTATCATATAAAGCCGAATCATTGTTGTAATATTCCAATAATGTTTGCTTTAAATTTCCATTTATCATATCTATCAATGGCTTTTGTGTCTTAATCATTGAGCCTGTATCGTCAAGAACGATTATTAATTCTGTGAATTCATCAACCTCTTGTTCCGGAGGGGTATCAAAACTATCTCCACCCTCCGTAACTATACCGGTACATTCAGCAACAACAACACTTCCTACAACACCCGATATGACTATCGTTTCTCCCTTCAATAACTGAACGGTTTGTGTAACCCCCTTTGAATCCGTATAAGTAAATGTGGTATATCCAATCTCACAAGTACCCTCTAATGTGTGGAATTTAGTTGCGAAAAGTTGAGTGGGGCATTCTAATTGAAATGAATAGTTGTCGTTTTCAAGTCCAGCAAATGCGGTTAATGTAACTTCTTCCGGTTGCTCCGTAGTTTTGTTTAGGGTAAGTGAATATCCGTCTCCCTTGGATGTAATGTCCGTTGGTGGTATTAATCCAAACACATCTGAAACGCTAGTACCGTTCCATTCCATTTTGAATGTTACCGGTGATTCGTTTGTATACTGTGGGGTTATGAAATTTATATTTATTGCTCCTGTTCTTGTACCAACAAGAAGGTTATACTTCTTCTCACCTATAAAAGTGGCTTCTGAAATTATATCCCCACAATTAACATCTAAATCTACCGGTATTTGTGGTACGTCTTGCCAGTCTATGACTATAGTTGCACTAGCATAACATCCGTTGTCAAGAGTTACCTTCACCGTAAAAACTTCACTCTGTATTAATGCGCTTGTGTAGGTGGCTGTAATAGATTGCGTCGATCCCGAACCAAAGCCTCCCCATTCGTAGCTAACAATAGCACCACTTGTTACCGTTGTGTTTGCTGTTAGGGTAATTGTTTCCGTTCTAAATGGTATTGGATTACTAGCTGTTATTGTTACCACAGGGTTTCCAACGCAATTGTCAACCGGAACTACTACTGGAACGTATGTTCTATTTGCTTCGATGTAATATGGGCTTCTTGAATTTACTTTTTCATCGCCACCGTTATTTACTGCCATTACTTTTCAGATTTAAGGATGTATTCATCTCCCTTTTTAATATAACCACTCTGCATCAAAATGTCCTCTATATTTAACAACACGTCTTGACTCACCGCATCACCTAGCTTGTTTAACTTAACCATTGATGCTTTTATAGCATCCGATATAAAATTTGTTGGCTGTACCCCATTTGCGGCGATAGACCGAGCAATTACAAATGCCAATGAATTTATTTTAGCATCACTAGATGCCACAAATCTACCCTTTGAATCTTTGAATCTTACAGGCTTGTGTTTTATCCATGTGGCAATATCTGTTATGTTGGGTGGTCTTTTACTCTTTCTACCGCTATCCACGATTTGTCCGTAAGAATTCATT